CCGTCTTTAATATTGTCTACTTGAAGATCGCTAGGCATGATTTATTCTGGTTTAGTGGGCCATTCAACCCCTGTTAGATTTCCGTTTTCATCTAGGCTTGGTGTGCTGTTAGCAGGGAGATCACGCAAGGCTTGTCTATATATTTGCCATTCACTTGACATTGTGACATCTGAGTTACCCATCCAATCAGAATTTTTCAAAAGTCCGTTTCGGTGATCTCTAACAAACCGCATAGCAATTTGATCATTTGTAGGATCTGAAATTCCTTTAGTAATCAATTTTGACCTACACATGCGAATATCCAGTTCTGTTAATGTCATGCCTTGACCTCAAATAAATAAAATTGAAAATCTGGTGAAGTAAAATTCTGCATTTCAACATGTGTCGTACTTCCTGAACCTCTAGAAATTGCAATTGCATAATCTGGGAGAGTGGCACCTTGTGGATTAGAATCATAAGCCCAAAATGAAACTGGGCAATAAGTATCCTTATCACTACCAATTCCAAAATTTGATCTACTTATTTGCGTTCCAAGATTTGCTGATGTTCCTTGATAAATAGAAACTACTCCAAAGCTATTTGTATTTGCATTAATAGTCATAAAACATTGACAATAGATTAAAACATGATTCCCTGATGTTATTGTAATCTGTCCAGTAATATCGCATCTTCCAGTATCGGTATTTGTACTAACTACCCCTGTATTTGTATTGGACAAAGTTGGATTGTAAACTGCTTGCACTATATGACCTGACGGGAAAACAACATTTTCCCCAACAATCCCTGCACTTAAAGTTCCGCTTAAAGAAACATTACCAGTAGAATCGGCAATCGATATCCCTGCAGTTCCGTCTTTTGCTTTTACACTCGATACTTTTATTTGAGAACTCATGATGCTTATTCTGGTTTAGTGGGGAATATTATCTTGTTGGGATCACTATTTGATGCAGGAAGGTCACGCAAATCTTGTCTGTATTTTTTCATTTCGTCAGTAATGTTTCTGTCACTCAAAGCATAAACGTCTGTTTCTTCTAATAACTGATCTCTTTTAAAACGTACTTCATCAAATAACTGTTCATTTGTTTTCGGTGGATTACTAAATGTTCCGTCTTCGTTCTGTATCATTCCACAACAAACATCATCTGGAATTTCTGTTAATGTTGTGTCTGTTTCATAGGTCTTAAAAACGACAACTTTATCTTCTATTTTTGCGTATGCCATTTTTATTTTAGTTTTATAATTTTGACAATAGTAAAAATACTAACCAAACCTGATTTTTCTACTTCTATTCCTAACCCATTAGATGTTTGTGCAGAAGCAGTGTAATGGGCAATTCTGTAAACATTACTTGAAGTTGGTGTAACTATGTAACTACCGAAACTTCTAGTAGCAACCGCATCAGAGTCACTTGTATATTCCGATGTACCAGCATTCTTTGTAACATAGGCCCCTGCGGTTTGATCCCACAAAAGAACATGATGCCGATTAACTTTATACGCTGGAGCACTACATTCAATTAAATATGTACCTGCACCTATTGTAAATTGCTTGTTGACAGGATCTACTGTAACAATATTATCAAGATCACTTAATTTAGTATTTAAATCTCTGTATTGAGTAGTATCAGCGGCAGAACCACCACTATTAGTATCAGTAGATTTTTCATCTGCAATAACTGCAACCGAAACAGGATTACCAGTACCACCAGCAGGGAAAACAACTGATGAATCTAAAGTAACTGCACTAGATGACAATGTTGCTAGTGTTTTAGTATTTGAAGCATCTTTAATGCTATCTACAAATAATCCACTCATACGATCACCAAAGTTCCTTCCTAAACAATAACAAGCGTTCCCTGGACCGTGATTGATCCATTCGTACCCACGGTCACGGGACCCGCCATGGTCGCCCCGTAGTTCGCTGGGATCGTCACCGCATGATCGATCTGGGCGTCATGCATTGCCACCCCGTCCTTAACTATAAACAGCTTGTCGTCCACGGTGTTGATATTCTGGTTCACATAATGCCCCCAGGAATCGGAGTTCCCGAGGATCGGTTTCCGGAGGGCCACGTTCGACGTCGCTATAAACTCCGCCGAGGTCGTTGTCACTGACCCGCCCATGCCTGAGTGATTTGAACAGTAATAGTACAAAGTTGCCGGGGTCGAGGATGTGACATCGATCTGGGTGTAAGCCCCCGAGGATCCAGGCGTCCCGACTAAGGTCACCCCGTCTGAAGACCCCAAGGCGGTTCCAGAATTGTGGGTCCCGTCTGAGGTTGTTGAAAAATTCAACGGGTGAGACGCATTAGACGAATCAGACTGGCTAAACCGGTACGTTATGTTATGACCCAGTTCCAGGGCCGGTGTGGTATAGCCATCGATCTCGTATTTCCCGCTAACCACTTTTACTTCAAAAATATAAGTTGCCATCAGCTAACCTGGGGGACTTTTGCAAGGATTATAAAATTGACCACAAAGTAAGGGCCGACGATGTTATGTGCTTGACCTCCGCCGGTATCAGCGTTTGTGACTGTAGTCGTCACCGTGTGTTTGTGTGTCAGGTCAGGCAGGGGGTGAGTGTGACCTGAGTCTGTGATATTTGCGGACCCTGACGCAATGGAGACCGTATTAAGAGTCCCTTGACGGTATCCTGATCCTGACGGGCTCATGTTTGAATAATATGCACTTGAAGCGTTATACCCTCCCGCTCTATTAAGCGTGATTGCGTAACCTGTCCCGTCCCAATATGGGTCGTTAAAGCCTAGACCCGTTTGGCTAGTTGACCAACTCGCACTCACTCGGTTTGTTATCTCACCCGAGTGAGTGTGTCCTGAGTCCGATAGACTTGCCGTGCCACTTAACACGCTTGACGAGGCGTTTGAGTTTACATTCGAGCCTGGTGTCCGGGGGTCTTCATCTGATACCGTCGAGGAGACGGTAGCACTATGTGAGTGTGACGGTAATTGGCTAGGTGTAAGGACATGGGTCTCACTGTCATCCGAAGCCCCTGCACTCCGGGACGTGCTAGTAAATGAAGACCGTCCGTTGGCGGTCTGGTTATTGACATACCCCAGTGGGAGGCGACCTCTCAGGTCCGGGAGTCGAAAGTTTCCGGATCCCGCATTTGAAGAGGGGTCCAGTTGAGCCTGGAGGGGTGACAGAACCGAATAGAGGTCCGGATAAGTCGTCTGAGAGACGGCACTCCCGTCGCAGATCAGCCAGATCCCGGTGTGGGTCGTGGTCGGGGCCGTCGTCTTAGGCCACATATGGATCAGACCGATAGGACTGACGTCGCCGACAAAATCATCGACGACCTGGAGGGCGGAATTTGTTAATCCACCCCATGAGTTTCTTGAGCCCCCGACGGTCGGGAGGGTGATATTCAGTGCGTTGGTCGGCATCAGTCTATGTTAATTTCTGTCCATGTTGTGGTCACATCATCAATCCCGTCCCAGGCTAACACCCCAAAACCGGACCCATCCGCCGTGGAAGATATATCCGCCCGGGCGAAGTTATAGACGAGGGTCGGCTGGCCCAGGGTTGTTGTGGTCGATTGATAGATTGCAATAAAATTCCCCGTAAAGGTTAAGACCGGGACCGCCGTCGTGGTGCCCGTCGCTGATATATTTGCCCTGCCAATAGGGACCCTTGTCCCTACCGCCGTGGTGGAGGATGTGGCCGTTATATCGACCTGGTCTGACCCTCCAAGGCCCCACTGGCCCTCTCCCCAGTTACCTAAACCCCAAGACATCAGTCGAGGGAGACTTTCAAGTTACCGGCTGAAATTTTAAACACGTCACCCGAGGATATCGTCTTGGTCGTCGTTGACCCTCCGGAGTCCGTCAGGTTCACGGCACACAACCAGTTCCCACTGGTCGATGCATCATATATGGCGACATGGCTGACCGTCCCCCAAGTGGATCCCGCCTCCGGGAATGTTATATCTCCCGAGGTGACAACTTGCTTGGTCGTCCCCTGGGTTGTAGGGGAGGAAAAGGTCGCCGATTGCCTGGCGTATCCTGTCCCGGTCACCTCAGAGAGGGAACCAGTCGCATCACTCTCGGTCGGGGCGGATGTCAAAAGGCCTACATAAACCGTGGAGGGTGACGCAAAAGAGTCAGGGTTCGCCCGGAATACGAAGTCCAGGACCTTGCCCTCGAGGTAGTCAGAGAAACTCATATCAGCCTATTCTTGTGATTGAGGTTTGCGGTGTCCGTCCGGAAAATCGGGCATCGATGTCATGCTGGATGATTTGCTGGATGGCTTGTTCAAAATAGGTATTGAAAGTCGTCGTCACATTCTGATCGCCCAGGTAAGGCCCCGCTTGTTTAAGGGATCCATACAGATAGGCGTCTGGGTGATACTCGATCAGCCAGTTTGTTGTGTTCACCGAGGTCAGGCTCGGGATTGTCCGGAAATATGCGATCTCGATTGTATGATCCGTATCCGGTGTCGGGTAAAATTCTATTTGCTGGCCCAGATGGGCATAAAATGCTGGTCTTCCAAAAGCGTTACTCGAAGCCCTCTTTTCGTCCATCACGTCCGGCGTGATCTGGGTTAACGCCGTCGGGGGATCCGTATTCAGTTGGATGTTTCTCAACGCCACCATCGATGATGGGGGCTTGATGTACTGATTATTCAGAGTCGCCGTCGCCCTGGTGATCATCCTCCGGTCCCGTAACCTCCGGGAAAGCTCGGTCTCGACAATCCCAATCCAAGTTGGAACCACACTGGCAAGGTCCTCCCTGTTCAGGTAGTCCTGGACGTTATCGATCAAAGATTGATAGTCGGTGATCTTCGCCAATTAGATTGTCCCCTCCCAGACTCGAAAAGGTTTATTCTCAAAGTCATTGAGTTTTTTCCGGAGGTATTTTTTCCATTCCGGGTGGCTCAATTTGTTATGACGAGCGTACCGTCGCCATTTGTGATACAAGACCTGGGGAACTTCAGCCACCTTCCTCCAGGAGTTTAGGTTTCCTCGTTTATCGAAGGATGGCAGTTGAGCCTCCTTCATGGATTTGACGGTCTCGATGACCGGTTGAACGTCCTGCTTCCGTCGGTAGATGATGGCCCGTCCGTTGTCGGACGGGTCCGTCACTACTTCGGACAGGACTCCCCCGGTGTGGGAGAGTATTGTCCTTCTAGCCATTATGCGTCAGTACAATCAGCGATGATGGCGTGAGTTGCCTCATTATCAACCTGGACGCCCGCCTCGACATACACGGCCTCGGTCATTCCGTCTCCGACGGCCCCCATCGGTTTTCTCTCGAAGTTCCGGAGATAAGCAAGTCTTGCGTACTCGGGGTTGATCAGGAAGACGTCTCGTTCCCGGTTGAAGTTATCCGGCACAACCTCGAGGTCTCCGAAATCGGAGGCGACGACGGTGACGGATGCACCAACCTGGTTGGCGTCAACCATCCTTCTCATGTTGGTTGAGGACTCATCGAAGGCCCCAATCTTGGCCTTGTTGAAGGGTCCGCATAAGAGGATCGTCGGCAACTGGCTGGAGTTCCCGAAAACTTGTTGCATGGCCGAGTTGATGTGGGCCTTGGTCAACGCCCTCTTCGTGCCGTCGGTGATGGTATCAGAACCATCTCCGGTGGCGACGGCCGGGGAACCGGCAGTCCCGAGGACCTTGTTTGAGGTCAGCCAGGATGAAAGACCGGCGGTCGTTCGGATCGTGGTGGCGTTTCCGGTGTTCTTTGCCGTCTTAGCGAAGAGAACCGTTTCCAAGTCAGTCTTGAGGGCTCGGACGATTAACTGCATTTGATGAGCCATGGCATCGGCATACCCTGCAGTTTCTGAGGCCATGGTAGTCCCCGTGATTGTGGCGTTCCTTGTGAGTATCACACACTGGTTTGATCGACGGGTCGTACCGGTCGATGCTTGCCTGGAAATCACATCACCTTCAAGCACTCCGGTTCCGGATGCACTCGGAAGGGACTGGACCAACCAGTCAAAATTGGGCTGGGTGACGTCACGGGTTCCAATGGCTTGCATTCCGGGCGTTGCTTCCGGAGAGATTTCATAGATCAAATCTGCGAGATCTTCTTTTATTTCATTCTTCGCCCCCGTGGTGGCGTATGTATCGTAAGCGTTGGCTATTTTAGTCATTACGCACTCCTTTTGAGTATTTCAGAGATCGCCCTAGTGGCGTCATCTGGTTTTCCTGTTTTTGCTAATTGCATCTTTGCCCGTCGGTACTGGGAGATTCGTCTCTGGGGTTGTTGCTGACCCCCAGGTCGAAGTGTCGCCACCCCTTCAGGGCCTCGTTGCAGTTTTGATTTTCCTTTTTGCGTCATGGAGTCGAAGAGCAAACTCTTCCTCATCAAGGCGATGGCCCTGGCATCTCCGATGGAATCCATCTCCTCGGCTGAATAGCCCAGGCTGACCCCGTACTCTCGAATGGCCTCTTTCTCTTTGGTTGCGACGGTTTCGTCACGCCATTCAGGTATCATATTTGTCAGTTTTTCGGATTGTTGTTGGAGGTACTCCTGACGTCGAAGATTGGCGTCTCGCATCCGTTCCCCTTCGACTCTCTGGTATTCCAAATGGGCCTGGTTTCGTTGGGCCAGTAGGTCCCGGTAGTCGTCCTTCGCCTTCATATAGGCAAGGGGATCCGTCTCGAACAGTTCTTCAGACGGAGGCTGGGGTTCAGGCTGACTCAAGTATTGCTGGAGTCCTGCCTGGTACTGTTCACGTTCTTCGGCGACTTTGGCCCGTTCGGCCTCCATTGCCTTTTTTTGTTCTGCGAGTGCTTGAGTCTTCTGGGTGAATGTTTTTTGCCTCATCCATCCGTCGGCCAGTTCCTCGCCGGTATAGTATTCCTCCTCTCCGGTGTCGGGGTTTAAGACCCGAAACCTGGGGGGCTCGACACTATCGGCCTCAATCTGGTCGTCTTCGTATTCGGCCTCGAGTTCATTCTCCTCGAGTTGAGTTTCTTCCTCAGTCACCAGCGTGTCCTCCTCCGAGGGAGTCGGGGCCAGGATCTGAGAGATTCTCGATGTCACGTCATCGGTCCCCGCCGGGGTTATCGATTCGTTCATTTGGTTCTCCGTTTAAGTTTATCTAGTGCGTCCCGGGCGAGTTTTCCGTTTTGCATCATCATGTTGAGATGCTGACGGACTGCGTCCAGGGCGAACCAGGCTTGCCATAAAACCTCACGATCCAACTCCTCTCCGGGTCTGGAATCTCTCCAGGCGTCGAGGTAGGTCTTCTCGAGATGGTCAAAACTCTCTTGGATTAGCGGATCGTTGAGGAGTTCCTGGGCACGTTCGGCCCTCTGAATTTGCTCTTCGTTAGTCACACTAAACCTCTGAAAATACTTGCTAAAAATTGACAATTTTTCCTAATCACTGAGAATCGATTTTTTATAGATCCCCTGGGGGATAGGACGTATGATTTAAATCTTGACAAGTTAACTCTGTAAGTATTTAATTTTATTGACAAAAAAATACGTCAAAAATAGTCATTTTTCGACAATTTTAGACAGGTGTCCTTGGCGTATTCATCGAGTCCTGGATCGTTTTTTCATCGATCTCGGTCTTGAATTTTTCTTCAAGTTCTCTCGCTTTCAGTTTGATCTCGGCCTCCATCTCGTCCCGTTTCCGGTCGTCTTCCATGAGCAGGGTCTGACGTTTCAGATCAAGCTCGGCCTGTTTCATAGCGATCTCCGCCTGGATCTGTTCGGTCTGGGCCTGTCGGAAAACCTCCTCCGGTGTCGGTTTTGGTTCCGGGGGTGGAGGTGGCTGGAAATTTTTCGGGTCATTGAAGAACTGGCTCGAGTCCTGATACCCTGCGATCTCGGCCGACTTGACCAGGGCGTTATAAAGTTTGGTCATATCGGTCAGAGGGTTGTTCGGTCCCATCTGCTGGATATAACCTTCCTGCTTGGCGATGATCGCCGAGAGGTAGGCCATCCGCTCGGCGTCGTTAGACGAGCTAAGCGGGGCCGTGACTTTGACGTCCATGTCCGAGGTCCAGGACCGGGGGTCTATCGGGACCCACTGGTTTCTGAGACGGACCACACGGGCCTTCTCCTGGTGTTTCCTTAGTAGGTCGAAGATCCCTTTAAATACCCTCTTCAGGCCTCTCTCGCTGAACGTGCGGGTGATCATCTCGATCCGGGCCATGGATGCCCTGGACATGAGGTCGATGCCCGTGGCGGTCGTTGACTGGATGCTGGAGGCGTCTAGCCCCTGGCTGGCCTGGGTGATTCCTGTCCGCCTCTCTTCCTCGGTTCTGAGAAAGTCCCATATCGGGAGGACGGAATTTCCAACGAACGGTACTTGCATGGGGGTCACGGCCCCGGGCTGGCGTTGTCGGATAATACTCCCGACTTCCGAGTTGAGGACGTCGTCCATTTCCGGGATTGCGGATTCTGTCACTAACAAACGAGGATGGATTGACATAGCAAGCGAATCCAACGTATTCCGGAGGATGACGGTTCTTATTCTTTGGAGGTCTTGGACTAGGTCTCCAATCCCGAGCCCCTCTATGGAGTGGGGTTCCGGATCCGGGACGAAGGTCGCAAAAGGGATGTGATCGCAGGGTTCATCGTGGACGACGTTGTATCCATTCCCTGCACAACAAATTCTTAATAATTCGCTATGGCCGTCGCCATTTCGGTCGATTCTGGCATAGCCCTCGATATACTGGACCAGGCGTGAGCCGGGTTCGATGTTGTTGTTTCTTCTACCGGTCGAATTAGGAAAACGGGAAAGGTATTCGTCGTTGGTGGCGAACTTATCGTCGGTCCCGGAATAGCCTTCCATCAGTTCCCGGTCATAGCCCATGGCGACCAGTTCATTCACGGTCTTGTAGGAACGGTGTCCGATGAAATCGGATTCCTCGACGGACTTGGCGTCTCGGGAATAGATGAATTCTTCCGGGGGGACGGCCTCTACTCGGATTTTTGCTTTAGAGGTAACCCGTCGGATCGATACGTCATGGAGGTTTGGCGGAGGCTGAACCGTACCGTCAGGTAGGGGTAGACCCTCCTCGGGGGCGTCGGGGTCCGCATAAGCACGGACACTAATCGCCTCGACGTCGTCCTCGCCGAGGAGGACTTGTACTTGTTGTTCACTGAGCCCGGTAAAGGCCTCGACCTTGATGTCCGGCGTGTCGTCATAGAAGAATTTGACGACCCCCATCCTCTTGATCAGGGCGTCCTTGAAGACGTCACTTAGGACCCGGTAACCGTCGCATTCTTCCTTGAAGATAAAATTGACGATGTCGGTGGCCTGTTCGGCGAGTTCGATATCCTGGGGATCCGTGGGCTGGAATTCCAACAACTTCTCGGATCCAAGGAAAGTCCGCATGAGGGCGGGCATGACCTGGCCTACCGCCGTCTGAATAGTTCGGTCTCGTACTTGGGAACGGCCGTCGGCTTCGTCCCCATAAAACCGGCCATGATAGCGATCTGCAAGATCGGATCTTACCGCCGATATTTCGTTGTCCTGGTAGTCTACCGCCTCAGTAATTAGAGACCCGACGTAACTCTCAAATTCAACGTCGTCCATCCCCTCAAACGGGAGATCCTCTTCGAGATCCAGGGTCGTGTCTGTTTGCATACCCTAAAATTTCGATGAAAATCAAAAAAAATTCACAAAAAAATGGACAATTAGCAATTTTTTGACATCAAGTGTTGACAATTTAGAACAAATGTTCTAATTTATTAACACTTCAGTAACACACAACCTTAATCGGAAAGGTAACAATGTTTAAACATCAATGCTTAAAATGCGAAGGGACTGGCCGGGTCGAGTGGGGTATGCACGTTCTCGCTGGCGTCTGTTTTAACTGTAAGGGTGAAGGCCATGTATTACTCAGAAATAAACGAGTTGAGAAGAAACCCAAGACTCGTTTCAAGTTGTTTATGACCCAGGAAGGTCAGCCCGTGCATTGCTCTTGGGCCGATACCAAAAAGTCAGCAGAGAAATGGCTATCTATGCCAGGAGAACGCTGGTTCGAGGAAGTCCCACGGTAAGCCGAAACACCCCTCCGGGGCGTCGTCCAGGACTAATCGCCTGGGCCTGATGATGGCAGATTCCATTCAACCTCAATCGGAAATTGATATGAAAACAGAAACAGACAATAACTGGGAATACTGGTTAATCCAACTGGGAGAACGCTATTTCCAGTGGGCCCTCTCTGAGGGGTACACCCATGAAGACGCCTGGAGGTATGCGTCTAAGAAAGTCAAACAGACCCGTGACAAGTATGAAAAGGAGGTCGCATGAAAGACCCTCGAGAATACATCGTCCTCGCCGGTTCGCCGGTGACGGTCCACTACACGGACGAACGTCCCCCCAACGAGACGACCCTCGACTTCCATTACAGATTTGAACGGAAACAGATCCAGCCCGTTCACCTGATAGGTGATGACATCGACTTCGCCATAACCGTGCCATCTAAAACCGTGGATTACTATATATTCAGGAAGGAAGACATCCTTCTCATAGAGACGGAGGAAGTATGACCCCGGAAGAACTGAAACTCACCCGGAAGGCCCTGGGCTATTCTCAGAGACGGTTTGCGGAGAGACTCGGGATCTGTTACCAGACGGTCGTGAACTGGGAAAAGGCCAAGACCAAGATCCCTAAGTTCGCCCCGATGGCCCTTTTGGCTATGGCCTTCGAGGACCGTTTCATCCTCCGCAATGCAATCCACCGGTTCCAGACCGAGGCCCACAACCTCCTGGTCCGGGCCCATGCGGAGTTCATCGACGGCGAGTATGAGATCGCTGGCCGTCTCATCGGCCAGGCCCTGATCGCCCACGCCCGGAACCCTCTGGACGACGTCCAGGCGTCCCTCCGGGAACGTGTCGAGTTGGAAATGGATTTTGCTAAAAAGAACACTGGCTGGCTCGAAGGCCGAGCAGTCAGGACCTCAGATCAACCTCAATCGGAAAATTAAGATGAAAATTTGGCAAGTGCAGTCTGACTGCAAAGCAGGATATGACGCTGGCAGAGGTGGTTTTTATGCTAGATCAAAAAAAGAAATCATGAAGGCAATCAAAGAAAATGAATGGGATATGGAAGGTTGCTATATCTCAGTCATTGATGTCGAACCCAACAAAGACGGAATTATCACGGCACTGAATAATTCTCAGTGGTAAATCTAAACAACTACCCCGCTTAAACCTCGAATCAACGGGCCCCGGTATCGGGCCCGTCCCCGTCCCCCTGCCAGAACGGCATCACTCGCAAAAGTCAGACACAAAGCGTCGGCTATATCCGGCGAGGATATACCTCTCCTTTTCATCTCCTCCTTTGATTCAATCTTCCTTTTATTCGACGAAGTATAAACATATCTCGGGCTGGTCAACTCGGTGACCAGTCTCTCATCAGACGGCAACCTCACGTCCCGGGCCCCAAGCCAGTCCCTCAACCGGAACCACAACTCCGCCCTCAGATTCACAAAATCCGTCCCCATGGACGGAGACTCGCCCACATTGATCCCTCGGATCGGCACGTCCAGGTCCAACTCTAAAAGTCTATCCAACGTCCCGGATCCGATCCCGATGGAATCGATCAGGACCTCGTCAATATCCTCGGATTCGTATTCCTCGAGGTACTCCTGGACCCGCCCAACCAGGCTCATGGTGTCGAGCCCCTGGAAGGTCCGGATATCATCCAGGACCACATTCCCTTTCCGGGCGACAATGGCCGAATAATCGCCTCCATACCTCGCCACATCGACCCCGATGACGACGGGGGAGTCCCATCCCTCGACGTCCCTGGTGACGGCCGACTCGACCAATTCGAGGGGGATCACGCCGTCCTCATCCGCAAGAGGCCACTCTCCGAGGACCCTGACCCGAAACTGATTGGAATTTTCGGAATATCTCGACTTCATATCGTCGATGAAGTCCTCCGAGGTCCGGTCGGAGTCATAACAGGAAATCTTAAGGGTCTTCCAGCGATTCGATAAACGGTTGTGGGTGTCATAGAAAAAGCCAGTGGATCGGACCGGGTTTCCGGCCAGGATCGTGATCGCCGTACCATGGGTCCCGCCGGACATGGACCCGGCCGAGGCCTCGAATATTTTTTCAGAAATACCGCTGGCCTCGTCATAGACGTTAAGCATATTATCGGAGTGCAATCCTGCGATACTTTCCACCGAGTCGTCTTTTGATACCCTGAACGTGATAAAACTCTCCTCCGGGGCCTCCTTGAGCCTGATCATCTCCGAGGTGATGTCCACTAGGTCGTCCAGGGGTTCAGGGAGGGCCTTGAACCACTTCTTACACTCAGAGGCCAGGGCATCATTCAATTGGGGCTTTGTAGGGGCCGTTGCGAGGGTTTTTTGAGGAAACTTGAGTAGTGTGTGCCAGACCATGATGATCGCCAGGAGGCACGATTTTCCGACCCCGTGCCCAGACCGGAGGCTGATCCTGCGTTCGCCATCCCGGATCCACTCCAAAACTTGCTTTTGGTGATTTTGTAGTTTTATTTTCAGCATCTCTTCCGCAAACAGGACCGGGTCAGGCCTATATCGGCGGACGAAGTCCCGCCAGACGTCGTTATTCATGGATTTTCTTTCTTTTTGGGGTTTTCTTGGAAAGGTCCCGGGGAATTGATGGAAGATTTTTTTCCTTCAAAGAGCCTCGATGATCTTACGGACCTGGTTCCGGTTGTAGTAAACGTCTGACATCGGGATCCCGAGCTTCTCCAGGGCCTGAGATTCAATAATCTTGACCCGATTATGAGAAACCCCGACCTCCAGGCCGACCGTCTCCAGGGTCTCTTTGGCGGTCGTCTGACTCTTTTTCGGCCGGTCTATCGCAAATCGAAGGCGGAGGATCTGTTTTTCACGGTCGGAAAGATTATTTTCCAAAGATCCCCTTTTTCTTCAAAGATCCCAAAGATTCCCCCTTTTCCAGGTTGGGGCCTTTGGTGTTCTTTGGTTTATTTTTCCACCAGGGAAAGGGTTTCTTCTTCATTCCGGCGATCCGCATGATCTCCTTTTCCGGTAACCGGCCCGGTTCCTCCGGAAAACCCTCAAAAGTAGTGTAAATATTCACTTCCTTCCCTCGGACGACCAGGACCCCGTAGTGTTCAGGCATACTGTCCCTGAACCACTCAGCCCAGGCCTCTGCTATCTCTTCAGAAGGGGCCTTGATGAGCCCGGAACCGGTCTTCCTGATCTCTTTCCCGAGGCCGTCTAAAAGTTTACTCGGAGGCTTTTTCAAGAGCCCAGGCCCAGTTGTAGGATTCCGTCAAAAGAGCCTGTTTCGGGAGGCCCAGGTTCGTCGTCTTCAGCTTAAAATCGGTCAGATACACCTCCGGAAACATATCCCTCGACTTCAACCTCGTCCTCGTCCTCTTCAGCCCCTGCCAGTATGCTATCGAGGCATCCATCGCCCTCGGAAGACACTCCCCCTCCGGGATCCGGAAATAAGGGTTCTGATCGTTATCAAAAAACATCCACCCAAACGCCATCCCCTCGATGTCCCCCTCGTTATAACCGACACTGACCAGGGCGTAGAGGGCGTCCTTCTTAAAAGAACTCTCCGGGACCAATAACCAGGACCCCAACCTCACCGCCTTGACGTCCAGGGGTATCTTCAACGTCCGGATCTCACCGTCCATAATCACAACCTTGAAGTCCGACCCTCCATCCCCCTTCGGCATCACCGACAAGTTGACCGGCCCAACTTCGATCCCCTGGTCCTGGAGAACTTTCTGGAAAACCATCTCCCCGAGGATCCCCGTCGTCCAATCCTCAATCTGATTCTCCTCTGTCCTGACACTCAAGGATCCAAATTCACTCCGCCTCTTTCCGGACCTCACAATCCGCTCAGCCGATTCACGGGCCACCATCCGGATATCCTCAGAAATCTTAACCATGATGGACCTCCACCAAAGGGACTCCCCCCAGCTTCTCCGGGGCCTTCACCTCCACCTCCGGCGGGTCATGGATCAACCTCAAACACCGGTTCAATATCACCTCCCTATCGATATCCCCCCAGTTCCGCCTCTTCTCCAGGCCCTCCAGATATCTCTTGTACATATGACGGACCTCCAGCCGGGTCGGGATGTACACCCGCTCGGTTTTCTCCCACGCCCCGACGATCCTCTCCCGGATCATCTCTGTCTCCAAGAACCTCATCTCATCATGAGTCGTCCATATCTGACTTTTTCTCATCCAAAATCCATTTCGGGTTGATAAAATTTTTTGCCATCCACACGTTCTTCTCCTGGAAATTGCCAGGCTTTTCCGTCCGGATCACCATCGACGCCTTCATCGTCTTCAATGGGATTACCAAAACCTCATCAATATCCGGGATGTACACCGTCATGTAATCGACCCGCCGGTAAGGCCTTTCCACAATCCCATTCCGCCTCCCAATGATCCGACGGTTCCGGATGTCCACATAACCCCGGGACGCCCTCCGATATTTGCACTGTATAAAAAAATTTTTCTTCCCACGGTGTATGGCGATGTCGTACTCCGACGACCTCGAGACCGGGACCGTCACCTCCCAGCCATGGGATAAAAAAAGTTCGATGGCTCGGAACTCTCCGATGAGCCCGAGGGCCTCAGTATTGGGCATCGTGTGTGTTGGGGCTAGCCACTACCGCCCCTCGATATGTGGACCCCGGGGGGGGGTATATGCAGGTTCTTGTATATGCAGGAATCTATATGTTCGACAATGTAAGTTATAGTTACATATGGCACTCCCGATCCCGTCAGACTGGCCCATGTGGCGGTTATAGACTCCGCCACATATAACCCTGGATCCTAGTGATATACTCAAACTACCCCTCCCCCTTCCCAGATGTACCGTCAGATGTACCGTCATAGGCCTCTGTTAAGGGCTTTGGCGTGACGTCGATTATGTCCCGTAATGCCTCTAGATGGCCCTTCTTGATATTCACATCGGCCGTAACCCGGCTGTCTATTTTCTCCGAATATATGCCCGGGTTGTCGGCTTTCGTCCTCCACTTGGCGAAGTCAAGGACGACACGGCCAGCATGGGCCTCAATCTCCCCGGTTCTTACGGCCTCAACGGTTTCCTGGGCATAATCGGCTAGGGATTCGGCCCTCGCCTCCCGGGCACGATCGTAGAGGTCACGCATCCCAGGCGTCTCATCAATCCACCTCAATAGCGTCACATGCGGGATTCCCATAGCGTTCCCAACCTTTCTCAGCCCATTCCCTTCAGCGATCATGGACTCAAAAGTGTTCCAAAACACGGGGCTTTTCTTTAAAGCCTCGGCCCTTTTCCGGGTCAATCTCCCGGTCTTGGTCAGGAACTGGGTCTTTTTGGCCTGTTTTGGTTCAGCCAATCCCCTCCTTTTGAGCCTCGACATAGGACTTGCACTCGTGGATCCGGTCTTGGACGAAGTCGGCAAGATCCTTGGCGACCTTATAGTTGAGGTCGGTCTGGGTCTCGATAGCTTGTTCGGTGGCCGTCCGTACCCTGGAGTCGATCTGTCTCAAAAGTTCGAGGACGGGAAGGTGAGCGTAATCAACCATAGCGATCTCCGATTGAGGGGTTGAGTTGTCGGAGGCATTCTGAAGTCATTTTGAACGTCTCCTGGTACTGGGTTTGCGGGTCCATCATGTTGAACTCCTCCCAGGTGTATTTGAGTCTGAGCTTGTCCACATAACAGTCACACGTGTCGGCGTGTTTAGTCTTGGAGATATCGGGCCTATGTTCAGTCAGGGCATTGAAACAGAGATACCAGACCTCCCTAATTTTTAACGTCTCATAGGTCCCTTTGAACTGGGCTATGGCTATAGAGGGAACAAATACCATAAATAGGATCAGATTCTTCATAAAAACCCCCTACAATGCATTTTTATTGGCTTATCCATAAATCCGTATGGGCTAGGTGTATTTCTTCTCTTGTTGGCGAATCTGAGCATCCCCTGACGAATGCTTCCACCCCGCCTTTGCCGTCGATCCCATTCTTCCGGGCCATGATGATCCGGATGAGATTATCGTTCTCGAATGCCAATCCCTCGAGGGCGTCCGTGGTGACCTTGATGCAGTTATCGAGATCACGGGTCGCCGTCCGCTTATCCTTTGGGAAGGTAACCACGAGACCCATCGAGACAGGCCCCTTGATCATCCGGAGTTTCTCCACCAGGAAGATACTTTGGACGGTGGCCTTGTATTCCTTCGCCTTCTTCGAGACATAGACCCGATTGTTTCCGACCCTCCAGTAGGCGTTCGCTGACGGAGGCCACGGTAAGAACACTCTGATCATGTCAGACTATGATATCGATGCGACGATACGTTCTTCCTCCCTCGGATCGGGTGAATTTCGTACCGTTGAGATTAATGACTTTAGGACGTTCTCCGGGTCCCCCTTGAACTTCATCGGGTTGAATAGTTCGTTCCGGTCGGCCTTTGTCCTCAGACGCCCCTTGTTCTCCTGACGGCGTCTTTTCCGTTCTAGCTCGGCGATCTTTGGATCGGATAAAATCTCGGATTTTAATGACTGAATCCGGGCCTTCTGTTCGTCGCTGATCTGAGACCGAGGAGGCGGACTCGGTAAAGCCTTCACTGGGTCCCAACGGTCCCGAGTGAATCGGACGCCTCCCCGGATGTCCGCAGGTTTGGGCCAGTAGTTCTTGGCCTGGATGTGTTCGAGGAATGAGTTTCTGATCTGGTCCGGGGTCAGCCCCCTGAGTGCTATCCCCCAGGCCTGTACGTCCCGTTCCGTCACTTTCCCCATCTCCTTCACGTGGTTCTGATAACTCGTTTCGCAAAGCCTCAATCCATCGATTATGGCGTCGGTAGTCCTTTCCATCCTGGATCCTTTCCGGTTTAAGGTTTTTAAGTTCTAGTTTTTCAAGAGGCGTGATGATCATGCTCTGACCTCCATCCTGTCCGTTTACTGAATTCAACCTTCGCCTGGTCTATCTCTTCCTGGGTGATCGTTATGCCCTGATCTTTTTTCTGGCATCCCAGGATCTGGGAAGAGATCACGTCACGGCGTGTTCTTGGAATGAGGGCCTCCGGCGGGGCCCCGAATCCGAATGAGTCCAAGACGGCGGAGGCGTGTCGGTCGGATCCTTCAGCAATCCTTTCCAGGAATTTATCTGCAGACTGGGGACCAAACCCTCGGTCCTCGGAGTCTGTCCCGGTTAAGGGTAGGCCTTTATCCATCATCTTCCGCCCTCCAGGACCTTGAGGTTCTGACGGCGGTCCAGGACGGTGTCCAAGAATCCGGTCTCGTCTTTGGATCGGGCCCATGAGGCCCCGCTTTTCTTAGTCTGGAAATCTCGGTAGTGGACGCCTTGCCAACCGGATCCGATGGCGTGGTGAATGGCTTGGACGACGTCCGTCCCTTTCCGGTACTCGGTCAGGGCGGAGGTCAGGAATGATTTAAGTCCGGTTTTGCCTTTGTAGGCTTTGGATGTCGGACCTTCAACTTGCTTGTACTCGAGCCAGTCATCGAGTGCCTCCGGAAACCCTTCCAGGTTTTGGAGGTCAATCGGGATCTGGACGGCCTCGAGTAGTTCCAGTGGATTCAATTTTTTCGAGGGCATATCTTCCTTTAAGGATTTCTTTTTATATATATAAGACAAAGGGTGTCGGTCACCGCCACCTTTGAGGTGTCGGTCGTCGCCACCTATTATTTGGTTGAATTGGCCGGTCAATCTCGGGGATTTTTTGAGAAGGATGTAGCCGACACGTCGGCCCTCTTTGACCTTCTCCAGGAACCCTTTTTCTTCAAGGGTCCGGGATACCCGGGAAATCTTTTTAACGTCCGACCAGTGGAGTTGATGGGCGAGGATCTCCGCCTTGGCGAAGACTGGTTCCCCTTCGGCGTCTTGAGCCCTCTCGTATGCCTTTAAAAGGGTCAAGAGCCTCATGCCTAAGACATCCAGGTCTTGGTCTAGGAACCAGTAGTCGACGTCCATGTCGAGTTTGTAATACACGTTCTTCCTTAAGTTATACCTGACTGACGGCCACCGTCGGCCGTCGGAAATTTATCGACTTTCTTTTTGGTTACCATCTCCAGGCCAGGTGAGAGCAAAGGGAAGGTAAAACCTGGGGAGGAAGGGCTAAGGTAAAAATCCCGTCCTGCCAACCCTGGCTGGGTTTGGACCGTCAGCCGGTCGTTTTTATTCTGCTTGAGGCCAATCACGTTTGATTCTGATCTCTTCGATTTCTTCCTGGTCCAGGAATCGTTTGACCCGCCAGACCATGTAAAGGACGCCGAAAATCACGACGACCAGGTGGACGTAAACCAATAAATTTAGAAAACTCATGCCGACCTCCAAGTAACAGTTCATGCAGTTTGTGCAGTCAGTTCCTCAGTCGCCTTCAGACCGTCTCTGAAGGACTTAATTTCTGTTTCCAGGATATAGATATCCTTCTTCTTAAAACAGCCCATGGCGTCCACCCAGTACTGGGCCAGCCACTTATTCACCTCCTCCGAGGTCTTCAGCTTTTTTACCTGGGCTAAACATTCTTGCCGGTTATCCCAGGGCCCCTTTGACTCTTCTTTCGTCTCCGTCGATTCTGAGCGTTTTTCCTTGGCATCCAGTTCCGGCGGATCCACATCACTGGGGTCCAGCGGGTTATCCTCTTTGGTATAGATATCGAGGCCCAGGCCACACATGGCGATGGCCTTAACCAGGCATCTCTGATTTGTTTTGTTAATATCAAACATATCCGCCCCGTTACCGTAGGGTTTCGGAAGGAGGGCCTTGTTCCGGGAGTCCATGACGAACAGATCCGCAAACCTGACGGGCGTCTCTTCATCCTTCAGGTCTACACCGATCTCGACCATGTATCCCTCCGGGCTGACCAGGTACGGGACCTGGGTGTTTTCCATCCAGATTGGGCCTTCTTTCCCGAATATAATCAGGGGCCAGTTCCGTTGGGTGTAGGTGGATTTAGGGTAGTGCTTAAGGAGTTCATTCCAGGCATGGGTCCAGGGGAGGTAATCAAGCCGACCCTTCTTGGCGGTGAGGTGGCTGACGTCGATGGATCTTAAAAATTCAAAACTACTTGGCATAATTCAATTCCGATTGAGGTTAATTCAAAGCGTAGTCCGGTAACTCGACGGACTCGATGATGTTGCTGAACCCGTAGACAGAGTCGGCGGGATCATAATCCTGGAGATCAACTAAGGCATTAATATATTGCGTCCGTCCGATATCCAGTTGATGGGCTGGGATCGTGTAGATCCCGACCTGGTAAGGAGGCGTCTTGTTGACTAAGACAAAAACGTATTCAACGTCGTCGCCGTGATACTTCGCACAATCTATGTAAAACGACGCCCGGCGGTGATACCCGCTATCGGCACACGCCCGGATAAACCCTTGGCGGGTCGCATCCCTGGCGGTCTTCAGGTCCATCCAATACTTGCCGTTGACCCAGTCGGGCCGGGCCTTCAGTTTATGACCGTCCTTTTCCCAAAAATAGGAAACTTCTGGGGATCCGGACTTCATCATTAGCTGGACGAGGGGATGGGCTAGGACTGACTTCGCCATTGCCTGGGCGAGGTCTAGCTGTTCCTGGTCAATCATGACCAAGTTCTTCTCGAAGGCCTTTTTATTCAGGCCCTCGATTATTTTTTTATTTTCCGGGTTTCTTTGATCCAGTTTCGGGATCAAGATATACTGTTTTCCAAACTGATCCGGCTCAAGGACCAAGGTGTGAGTCAAGGTCCCGAGTTTCATGTCGTTGGTCTGCTTCTTTGGATGTGCCTTTTCGTACCGGAGGGCATAGACGCCCCGCTTGTGGACGGTCTCGCAATCACCGGCGGAGGTCGCCGGATCCGCATGGTATTCCGCCGACGGCATATCCGGCCTGACCATCTTTGATATTTGTGATTCCCTTGTGATCATGTTATTTTTTTGTTTCCGATTGAGGTTGGGGGACGGGGTCACTGCTTGCAGTCCCGCCCCCGGTCTCTTAGGCTTGCTTCAGCATCCAGCCGAAACGCATTTTCCAGTTCCCTAGAAAAATAGCCTGAGACTTTTGGTTTCGATTACGTCGGGACTCCTCGACGATTTGATTAATTTTAGAATGGGATATCATCTTTAATTGTATCCTTTTGAGGTTTTGAAGATTGGGAATCCATCTCCCGGGGCCTCATGATTTTGAAGTCAGGGTGTTTTTCATCTTCCTTGTAGTTATTAACAAGGGCCGTGTAATACACGCCGTCCTCCATTGGCTCATCCAATTTAATGGTGAGTTTGATATCGCCAGCCTGGGTTTGGCCTTTCCAAATAGCACCAATGCTGGACTTTTTTTCTTCAGGCATTCGCTTTCCTTTCTGCGATGAGTTCATTCACCGCCTGATTGATTTTATCGTTCAGCTTTGGACTCAGGACCCTGCTGACGACGGTTGGATCAAGGCCAGCCTTCCTGGCGACCTCGACCTGAGAGATCCGATATTTTTTAATCATTTCAAGCATTTGCATTTTAAACTTGTCAAGTTATGATGACTGATCAACGATAAGGTTGACAATTTTTATTGTCAATTTTAGTTATATGTCAATATTTGTCAACACCTTTTTCAAGAAAGGCGTCATATGAAGAATCAAACAACGGGGGCCGAGTGGTCCCGGCACTCTCAAATCGCCTGGTATGGGCAAACTTTCTGGGGGGGCATATGAAATGGGTTAATTGTCGAGGCGGATTTGTTAAGTATCACCCGCCACCACAAAAAAACGGAATGCTGAATGCGGGAACCAGCATTAAAACCTCACCGCAAAATATTATGGAGATTTTGTATATGTCTGTAAGACGACAGGCGTGGACTGATTTTCATCCGCCACCAAAAAATAATGGAACGAAAGAAGGAAGATCCCGACATCTCTGCAAGACTCCAAGAGGAATGCAGGGAGAGAGGTTGGACTCAAAAAATACTTGGCGAAAAGCTGGGGATATCCAGGACTTTTGCAAGCCAGGTGTGGAATGGGTCTGTCCCTATCGGGCCCAAAAACCTCCGCAGACTAGCGGATTTAGGATTTGACCTGAACTGGCTAATCGCTGGTCAGTCGAGAATGAAGTCTGGGATAACTCAGGCGGAAATCGATAGGGTCATGGGGGAGTTTGATCAACTCCGATATTACACAAAGAACCTTGAAAGGCTAATAAAGGAAATAGGTAGAAATGAAAACGACGAAGGAAGTAGAGGCCCTAAAGATTCTGGAATTAATCCGGGAGAAAATAGATGAACTCGAGGAAGCCCTTGTCGGTCAGGGACGGCCACTGGGTGTATCGAGATTATACAACCAAGCCGGCGAGGCTAGTCCGCCTTTGTCGGACAGAAGAGGCCAAATGGAAGATGACCTCGAATGGGAGGCGGAAAAGGACGGAACAGGAAAGATCGTTTTTTCTTTTAAAACTAAAGGAAGAAAAGATTCAAGAAGCTCAGGCTCGGTCAAAGGCAAGAGTCGAAAGTCTGTTCAAGGACTGGCTTGATTTAGCCAGGTCCACTCGGTCGCCCAGGACGGCCGAATCCTATGAATCGACGGCACGATATTATTTGGACGCCGTCGGGGATCATCCTGGGGATTCATATGATGGGCGGAAACAAAAGATTTTTGTAGACGCCCTAAGATTCCGGGGACTGGCGGATCATTCGATCCAGGCCCATCTGAGACAACTCAAAGCCTGTTTCCGTCACGGGGAACGGGTCGGGTTGATTGATAGGGCCCCCCTGGTCGAGCCTCTGAGGGTCGCTGATCGTGAGATCACCGCATTTTCTCAGGACGACCTGGACCGGATCGGACGCCACCTGGAAAACCGGCTGAAGACGGGGCCACCGTTTCGGCGGAGGTTCTATCTTAACCATATCCGGGCCCACGTCATGCTGACCTGGACCGGGATGAGGGCCGGAGAACTATGTCACCTATTATTGAGGGATATTCATTTGGAAGACCGACTAATAACGATAGTCCCGGACGGCTCGGATTGGGCCCCGAAATCCCGCCGGGTGGATCGAGTCCCTATGTCAGTGGTCCTCCAGAGGTTTCTGATAACTGATATCAACGAACGTCCGGACCGGGACGTGTATTATCTTGACGCTGGTACTGGTTCCCCGGCGTATCCCAAGAGAGACCAACTCACCCAGGCGTGGAAACGAATCCTCGGGCGAATAGGGATTGAGGGTGTCAAGCCGATACACGGATATCGTGCTAGTCTGGCAACCAGGCTGATTCGGGCGGGTGTGGGTATCGTGGAGGTACAGAAAATACTTCGACATCAACAGATCCAGACGACTCGACAATATGTCGATTCAATCCACTTGGATTTACATAAGGCGGTTGATGTTTTGTAAATCAATTATGCACGGACGAGGAATCAATTCAGGCGTACTCAACAAAACATCTGATTTTCTTGAAGAAAATCTGGTAGAGCATCTGACTTTTAATCAGGTGGTCCTGGGTTCGAGTCCCAGCCGACCCACCAGAACCCTTGTATTTCCAAGGGTTCAGACGTTTCCGGGGGAAACGCCAATCCCCCGAAAATCCCTTAAATAACCGCTCAACTATGCACGGACGAGGATGAAAAAAATACAAAAAATAGGCGGAGGTACGATGTACAATTACCTCTCTGACGATGATTATGGCTGGTTTTATCGGAAGGGGACCAACCACGATATTGCTATCAGTCCTGCGACTCGTAAGCTGATAGAGCAAGGCCTCCAGGTAACAGTACGGGAAGTCCCTGATACGCAATCTTCCTCACTTCCTCCGGAAGATTCTGAAACCCACGGTCAGCAATCAACTGACGAAGTTTCATAATATCTTCCCGGATTGGGAGGTCGTATTTTTTAGCAAACTCTCGATCAATTTTATTTTGTTCGAGTAATGCACTTCTGAGCTTACCCTGGTCAAGCCTCTGGCCTATGTTCAATAGGCCTGGCTTTTCCAGTTCGCTGACTAGGTTTTTTGTCGCCGTCCCGGCCCCTTCTTCGGAAAACATTGTGGGTCTGTATCCACTTTCAAATCTGCCTGGGACGTAATTAAAATTACCTTCTTCCCCTTTCAGGACTTTTTTGACGATCTTCTGGACTTCAGTTCCGTCCAGGTCTCCATCAAATTTTCCAAATTGAATCGCATCTCCTACGTTGACGACGTCAAGTCCTTCATTGGTTAAGTTTTGATTGATCCTGGAAAGGGTCGCCTCGTCAGCCTCAATCCTTCCACCGGTCTTTTCAAATCCCTTCATGGAAGAAGTCGCCGGGGTGAATTTGTGGTAACCTCCGGCCTCCTGGGCGTTCAGGATAGAACGAACCGTGGCGGTAAAATCTAGGGCCTCCTTCGAGGTCGGATCCATTTGAGGACCGCCAAGGAGAGGTTCACCTTTTTTGTTAACTCCGCCAAGTTTGGAAGGAACCAGGCCAGTCAATGGTCTTGCTGTGAACCCTGGATTTCTTTCCAAGACGCCAGCCGAGTTCATGTATTCTCCCTGGATCGGAATCACGTCGTCCTGGTACATCTGGAACCCCTCGTAAAAGGGATCACGGTTTCCAATCGCCCCCTGCACTCTATCGGAATATTCCTTCCTGACACTTTCCGGAAGTTTATTTAGCCCGGCTAGGTGGCCGACACTTTCCCCAGTGATGTATTCATAAGTTTCGTTAGCCTTGAGTCTAGGCATTGCCTGGTCGAAACCGGCTGACGCTTTTGCCACCAGTTCATCCACATCAGGCATTTTGGGGATGGAAGGTCTTGAACCTTTTCCGCCATCCTTCTTCGAGGTCGCTGGCCTTGGGTCGTTGTCCCATTCCTTCTGTTTTTGTGTCGCCCTATTTACCCTTTCCCTAGCCTCGTCAACCAACTGACGGAGTCTGACCGCCCCCCAGGTTGACGCTTGCATCCTTCGGGGTGTCATAGGGAGAGGGGTGTTCAATGCTTTTGTGGCCCTATCGGACGCTAAAAGGTTCTCTCCGGTAAGGAAACCATGTTCCTGAGGTGTGAACCCTCGGTCGAATTGTGTTCCGCCTTGGCCGGAATAACCAAAAACACGGCCATGCCAGATGTCGTTTGCGGTCTTATATAAAAGATCATCTGATATCGTTGGGTCCTTTGCATCAGCATAAGGTCCGGTTTTCTCTCCGAGCTTTAGGTCGTCAGGTCTAAAATAAACCTGGCCGGTCATGGGATCGGTATCGTAAATCTCATCCATTTTGTCAGCCTGGGACTGAGTCCTCGGTCTGATCTTTTCACCAGAAATTACTCGAGCGTTATGCTGACGGATAAAGTTTTCCATCTCCATGGGTGGGGTCGCCTGGGGACTATAGCTGGCTGAACCCCTGGAAAACAATTTCTGCATGATTGGACTGTTAGGGGCGATCTTTTTGGCTATTTCACGGGCCCGGTCGTACCAATCATAATTAAATATTCCCTCTTTAACTTGCTTGTCCACTTCCTTCCTCATGGAAGAAAGACCCTGGGGGGATGTTACCGATCTAAAGTTCCCAGTCTCATCAAACGGGGCCCCAACATATTTTCCAGATTTGTCACGTTTTAAATGATCACCACGTTTTGCGGTTTTCATTGCCTCGTCGTAATTATCGATTCCTTCAAATGCTTTGGCGACGGATTTTAACTTTTTCGTTGTCCCTAAAAGAGCCCCTCCTGGGTCAATGGTTGCCCCCTCACCTATGTCCATGATGAGGTTCATGTACTCGGCATTCTTGAGCGGGTCCATGCCCTGGGCGAGGAGTTGTTTCTGGAGTTCGTCCGCCCGTTTGGATTTTTCATGGATCGGGTTCCCAGGATTCAACATACCCAGTCCAGACTTGGTGTACATATCTCCCAGGAAGGAGAAAAATTCACCGAATCCTTTTTGTTGCTCGGCCCCTAAATCTCGGCCTCCGTACATTCCTTGAGCCATTATCTTTTTTTCTTTCTAGCAAATGTTTTGACCCGGGTCGGCTTACCGCCTACGCCCTGGGGTTTCGCTCGTTTTCTTTTAACGGCGGATCGTTTTTGAGAGTCGGTCATCCTGGAGGCCGTCGCACTGGGCACACATTTCGGATACCCCTTGCTTGATTTTTTAGCTTTCTTGCGACCGCAAGGCGGGTGGCCCCCTCCTTTTTTCTTCTTGGAGATATCAACCCATTTCTCCCCAAACCAACGGGTCAGGCCCCCCGACGCTTTGCTCACTTCTTTTTCTTTTTTACTTTTTTCTTAGGCTTGTACATATATCCAGGCATAGGTCTCCTTTCTTATTTAGATTTTCTCGCCACTTTCTTGGCCCTCTCACTGAGGTCCTTGAAATGGACGACTTGTTTAGAACCCGACGTGTGACGGGTCCCGGTGTGGATCTGGCCGTTAGGCATCTTGTGGACGCCACCACGAAATTTTTTACCATTCTTGAAATAGTGCAGAGTATTCGCCCCCATTATTTCCTTTTCTTTGATACAGTTTTATATTTTCCGCCACGTTGCTGATACGTTTTTGTCAACCACCCTGACCCATACGCCGAGGGCCAAACCTTGAATTTTCTTTTTGCCTCTGCTTTGACACGGGCATAAAGGGCCTTGTTCGTTGGTACGTTTTTAGACATATCACCACTTTTTGCAGGACCAGTATCTGGCCGAGAGTTTTGAGAGTTTCCCCTTGTCACACCCGTGACGGGCCCGGAAACTTTTCCTGGCCCCGGGGTTCGATTTTCGGATCTTCATCGTGGCGTCCCCGAATCGGATCGTTTTTTTCTTCCCGCCTTCCGAGGCGTAGACCACGAATTTTTTCTTCCCGTATCCGGGTTCACCTTTCCGGATCCTCCTGGGTGAGTTTACTTTCATCAGTCCAATAGGCTCATGGGGTAGATGCCGGTCAGGCCTCCAGGGATCCCGCCCTGGGTCAAGAGGCCCTGCCTCATCAGCATCTGGTTCACTTTCCTGATCTCGTCCACCTCGGACAAGGTCTTCATCATCTCATCGGTGTCGGTAGTGGAAAGGCGTCTCCCCAGGGTGTCGCTTTCCTTACCGAGGCGGTTGGCGATAAGGGAGTCGGCCCCCATGTTGATCAGCCGGTTCCTGACCGTTGAGTCCACATTTGTGAGGGCATCCATTGCAAGGCTTGGGAGGCTTGTTTTCCGGTTGTCGTCGTAAACTCTCTCGGCGGTTTGAGACCCGGAAAATAATTTATTCAAGGTCGCCGTCATATCCTGTTCGGCCTTCATCTTAAATATGAAATCATCGACCCGGTCACCGTCTGGGAAAAGGGACTCGAGGATCCTTTTGACCTTCGCCGACTGTAGAGGCCCAGTTCGGACGGCCTCAACCCCTTCCTGGGTCGGGACTACGCCCTCGACTTTCTTCATGATCCCGTTGACCATGCCGAGCTTGAAGGCCTCCTTCTCGGAGTCGCCCATCTTGTTCATGCGGAACAGGATATCGTCGGCGGTCTCTGACCCAGTCATCGCCTTGACCCCAGCATCGAAGGCGTCATCGTAAGCCTTGTCACCGGCCCAGAACTGACGGGCTAAAGAGAAGGCCGACTGGCCGTCTGGGCTGGCGTCAGCCAACTGGTTATCCACTTGCTCAAGGAAATCATTCCGGTTCCTGACCAGGCGGAGGGTCTCCTCGTCATCGATGGTCATGGTCCTGGTCCCAATATCCTTAGACCCCTTCAAGGCCCTCTGGAGATAGTCGGCTTGCTGGACCGATATTCTGTCCAACTCGAACAAGTTTTCCGGGAGAAAGAACCCGTCATCGAGGGCGTTCTTCTGAGCCTTCTTGAATGCTTGTTGAAAGGACGGCCTCTGAAATAATTCTCTCATCAAAGGCGTCACCTCGACCATGTTCGGCGAGGTCATTTCATTCCCGAAATTATCGACCGTCTTATATTTGTAGTAGGCCTTATCGTACAGAGGACCGGCCGTATTTGATCTTTTCTTTTTCCGGGTGTCTTTGAGTGTCAGGACCCCGGTCTTTTCACCCAGAAGGTCTGTCACGGCGTCAGTGACACGCTGGGACTGACTAGGCCCCTGAAACTCCGGGACACGATCAGGGTAAAGCGGGTTGTTTGTCGGCCCAGTAATTCGGTCTGTAAAGAACCGGTTCATCTTGGCTTGCATCTCCGGGCCCGTCCTCGCAGACCTTGACGCCAGCCTCCTGGTCGCCGGGCCTGTCATCAGTTTGTCTGATAAGGTCAGAGGTAAATTTCTTAAGTCCCTTTGAAGGATCGCCTGGCGGATCGCATCAGTCCCCTCCGGCACATCAGACTGGAGTGATTTATCCAGGTCGGAGAGTGCAGATTTTTCCGGCCCTGACATCCCGGCTATGGACCCGGTCGGCGGTGGAGGCCCGTCTCCTCCAGATGGAGGCCTCCGTCCTATAAATTCATCTAGTTTTTTTTGACTAAAGTCCCCTAGTTTTCTTAAACCCCCAGCCCCGGCGTCAAAAACTGGTGAACCGGCCATGCTGGCCCCGGTCATGATCAAGGCCTCTTTATCCAGGAAAGTTTTATCGTCGGGTTTTTGGTCACCTTGTTGTTCAAGCTCATCGGCGACAATGACGGCCCCTGGGTAGGTTGTGACCCCGGACGCAACCGAGGACCGGCCGACGTTACGGATGGGCTGGCCTGATTTCAGGGTCATGATGCCCGGCAAGAGCCCGGACTTCTGGAGAAGTTTAAGCTCGGCACTCCCCGATATTACACCCCCAACCATATTGGAAAGGATCGAGGCGATTGGGGCGTTCTCCCTCGCCACTTCCATTTTTTGATTAAAAGCCTGAAGTGCGTCCTCATAAGTGAGGCCCGGGGTAAACAAGGACTGGAACAGGGCGTTGACTTTCGGCCACTGTTCATAGGTCAGCCCGGAGAATATCTCGTTCATTGTCGAGAGGGCGTACCGTGGGAGTTTTTTTAGGTCCTCTGCAAATTCCTCATTACCGTACTTTTCAATCTGCTTGACGGCGGACTTCACCTTTTTCTTCTGGCCTGAAAGGACCGCCTTCATCTTCTTCATGTTCCCTTCAAACCCCTTCTTTTTTAGGTGTCTGAGGATTATCTGATCCTTGTTGGAGAAGGTCTCGTTCCTTTTGTTCTCGGCCTTGGTCAGTTTGTCCAGGGCCTCGGCGTACATTTGGATGACGGTGGCGTTGTCCATTATCGTTTTTATTCTAAAATTGAATCACCTTCTGCATTAGATAGAACCGTTTTTTTCTTGGGTTTATCCGAGGACCGGGCCTCAATCGCCTCATCGACTAACCTGAAAACCAGTCCTTTAATTTTTCCATCGGTGTCGGTTACGTTTAACTCTTCATCCCCACCAAGTGGATCCTCGAGTTTGTCAATGGTATCCATAACCCGGTTAAAGGTCTTACTGGTGTCCATCTTGTCATGGATGATGCCCAGGGCCGGGACGACCTCATTGTCGTAATTGAGGTCAAACCTCTCAGGCTTTGCGTCTCGCTTGATGCCTTCAACAACCTCATTGTAGGTCGTTAACTCTGCATCCATCTTGCGTCTAGCAAACTCCAAGATGTTACGACGTTGGTCTTTAGTGAAGGCTTTACCGTCCTTCAGCCTGGTGAAGTAAGAAATAAATTTGTCAGGCAAGGCCCCGGTGTTCCGGATGATCATCTGTTCGCCTTCCCTCACCACTGAGGTCGGGTCCAGCATCTTGGCGATGTAAAAGATCAAGGCCAGGTCATCAAAAGGCTTGCCAGCCCCGACCGCCTTGGAAATCGACTCGTAGTTCGAGACCATCGCCTGGAGTCGGTCTGAAGGCTTTTTGTGGCGGTCGATCAAGAACTTTAGTTTGTCCTTGGTCTCCAGCCCTTTGTCTAGATTGCGGGGGGTCTTGCCGAGGTCAGTGATCAGCTTACCGGTGGACTTGCTATAATAGCCTTGCTGGATAGTCTTCCCGTCTGAACTTACAATCTCACGGTAATCCAGGTCCTCAGAATCGGCCCCTGGGGCAAAGATGATCTGGGCCTTCCCGGTCTCTGGGTTGACCTCGATAACATCATTATCGCCCATCTGGGCATGAAGGGCGGAGAATCTAGTCCTGGAAGACGCCTTGTCCAGGTATTCAAATTTTTGGACTTCGGGCTTTGTCTCCGGGGCTTGCAGTGGGAAACCGCCTTTGAAAAACGTCCTTTGGCCGGTCGGGCTTAACTCCACCTCGTCGGCATCGGCTGGGGCATTTGTGGGGAATCCCTCTTGGTTTTTTCTGATATACTTGAAGCCAACTTTTTCCTTCTCGTCTTTGACCTTCTCTTTTTTGACGGTGTTATATTTTCCACCGCCCATGTGGACCATTAATTCTTCAGTATTTGGTATCTCAATGGTCTGGCCTAGTTCAGGGAATGGCCCCGTCACTTGAGGCTCTTGCTGGGGGGTCTTATCCCTGAGTTGTTCGACTGACCGGAACTCTACTTTCCCGGGCTCGGTGACAATGTTGTAACCCAGGATATTTTCAGGGTTACGGGGGTCAGTCACCGGGGTCGCCGTATCTCGGAAACCCACAAAATCGGTGGAGAACGGGCTGGATGCCGGAAGAGGTTCTGCTTTTGGCGGTACAAAAGATTGAAGGGGTTGGAAGTTACGGTCTAAAAACTGACGGGTTCCGTCTTTTTCCACTTTAATTTTGTGAAGGCCAGGGGTCACGGCCAACTCCTCCATCGTCGGGTCTAGGTACTGAACCTGGTCCTCGCTTTCTGGCCTTTTCTGGGCCTTGACCATCGCATTGTTCAGGGTGTTTACAACCTGGGAAGGGTTGACAGATGCCACCAACTCGGCACTCCTCAAAAGGGCCTCATCAACCCCCATAGCTCGGGCCTGGGAGATCAGTTCCGGGATCCGTTCCTGTAGTTCCCCTTTCAACGCCCGTTCCTCTCGGAGGGCGTTCATCTTATCCTCCAGAGTCAGGGCCTGGTTATAGGCCTGGAGGCCTTGCTGGATCCCTACGCCTAACGCCTCAGTCCCCCCTCCGGGGTATCGGGTCGGCTTGTTCGATGAGAGGATCCCGGCCCCTAAACCGAGAAGGCCCTGATAGAAGGCTCTTTGCCTGGGTGTCATTTCTGCCATGGTGTCCTTGTTAAGGCCCTGCGGGGGTTGAATTAAAAAATCCGCCGGATCCGAGTCCGCCGACTACGCCAGCGGTTAATCCTAATACATCAGCTAGGTCATCCTTGAAAAGGTCCGACTCCGTCGTCCCCGTCGTTGTCTTACCGTAAGGACCGCCGAGAAGGCCCTGAACGGACGCCAACCTCATCATCGGGTCGCCCTGTTCTCTCATGAACTCCTGGAAGGCGAAGTCCAGGTCTTGCTGGCTTTGGGCCTGTTGTTGACCTCCGATCCCCATCAGGTCCCGGGTGTCGCCTCTCCGGGCGTTCCGGTATCGGTCCATGATGTTGGCGACGTTCCCGGCCCCTGCCAGATTCCGGTCCGTCGTCGAGAGGTCAAGACCGGCCTGTTTAAATCCGTACTGGTCCCCCCGGGCTATATCCCTTTCCATCATGGCCTGGGCTTGGTTGTACCCCTGGTTCAGGAGGTTCGCCTGGAGTTGCCCTATATTCTTCGCCCCTTCAGCCCGTGCCACGCCTCTTTCTAGGAACTCGCCTTCGTTACGTCCCGCTGGTGATAACTTAGTGGCGTTGGCGGTGATCTGGGAAAGGTTCCGGGTTAGCTCATCCTGGGCCCTCTGGACGGCGGGGTTGATCACGTTTTGAGTGTACGGGTTCATGTACGCCGAGGGGTCCCCCATGTTCAGAAACGACTGGTATTGAAGTTGAGGCGATCCCATATTGGCGACTCTCTGGGAGGCGTCTATGGCCCCCTGGTAGTTTCCAGCCCCCATCCCTTGCTGGTCCCTGACCGCCTGGAAAGCGTCCATTTGGTCCTGGTTGAACCCTGAAAACCGGTCACCTCCGTAACCCTGGAAACTCCTGTCGAGGATGTTCTGGTTTGCGTAATCGAATAGCCCGTCCCGGAAACCCCTCATTCCCTCATCGATGGTCGAGGTCTGGGTCTGGGTTGCGGTCTGAGGAATTTTTCTTTCAAATAGTCCAAACATGGTTCCTTTAGGCGTCTGGGTTTCCGGAGGACACGGGGATCCCGTCGATGGTAGTCACCTCGGTCGTCGATAAAGTACCGGTATCACTCACGTTTAATTTAAAATATTTGGGCGTCGTCCCTGACGACTTTAAAATAATAGTCCCTGGTTCAAGGACGTTGTCTCGATCCACTCTCAGGTTTGCTCTTTCCCCCTCATTCACGGCGGAGGCTAACTCAAAAAAATACTCCTGGTCATAAAACGACGGGGGGTTCGGTAATGTACTCAACGGGTCCCCCCTGGTGTCGCACTTAACCGAGTTTCTCCGAGACGCCAGTCGGTGTCAAAGGGCCCTTCTACCTTTAGCTGGATCTGACGTCCGTTGAACCTGGTGTCAACGTACCCGTCACTGTCTAAAGAAAATGGTCCGTTGACTTTCGGTGTCGAGTCCGGGTTATCCGCCGAGTTGAATTTAAGGCGGACCCCGTTGGTCCCGGCGTCGGCGTCGGTGATGATCTGACGGACCTTCATCCGGTTCTGTCCGTTCCCGATCTCGATAGCCCCAGTCTCGGCGAACACGGGGTGGAGTTCATCGGCGATCCCGGAATAATCTGACGTATTGACTGATCTGACCAGAGACCTGGAGGTCGTCCCCACGGCGTCGTTTGTTGTCGGCACGGTCACCCCTACAGACCGGGAGAGGTTGACGTCTGGGTCGAGCCCGAGTTCATGCTTGTAGAGGTATCCATCTGTACCGGAGGCGACCGGGAAGTCCATTGAGCCTGACGGTTCCCAGGCGGACCTCTCCAGGTCCCCTGTCACCCAGTGGTTCTCACGGTACGAGTAAATCAAATACCTGGTCGGGACTGAGTCCCCAGACCGGGGGTAGAACCAGATGATCTCTCCAAAATCAGGATTGTCCCCGCCGTAGATCAGGCCCTCGATGTCGAGGTTGATATCACTGAACACATAGTCGGCGACGTCACACTGTAGTTCCTTCACATAACCGCCCTCATAGGACCACATCCGGCCCCTCGAAATCCAGGCGACGAAGTCGCCACTCCCGGCGATTGCGTTGGCCCCTGACGGGCCGATACCCTCGGCGATCCGCACGGCGGAGTACACAAAGGGAGGGCCTACATAGTCGAGCCGGAATACCTCCTGGTTTGTAAATATCAGGACGCCATAGCGTGTTTTTCTCGCCCCTATGATCTCACCCCGAGTCTGAAGCTCGATGGCCCTGGCGGTGTTTGTCGTGGTCGGAGACCAGTCGGCCGAGGAAAACCCTCCGTCCTGGGTCGCAAACCTTATTTTTCGGACGTTCCCCCCTGGGCATAAGACCAGGACATGGCGTTCCGGGGTGACGAGGACCCCTTTCAATGATGTTAATTCTGAACCGGAATCAGTGATCTGGACCGCCACGGTGTTTGTTCCGTTCGACTCCACCCACCGGTACAGTTTCCCGTCACCGGAGTGGACGCCGATCAAGTCGTCACCCTTGTTATCCAAGGACCAGATCGGGGCGAATACGTCATCAGGGTCTGGGAATCTTGGCGTCCCGTAAGTCTCCTCGCCGTAGTCCAGGGCCCCATAACCGAGGCCTGAAATCGTAAAGTCCGGCTTGCCGAAAGTGAGGGTGACGTTGGTCGCCGTCGCCGTGGCGTTCTTATCGAGGGTAATGGTCGTTGACCCCGTCTTGGAAATTACCTCGGCCCCCGCAGGGATCCCAGGCCCTGAGACTGACATCCCCGGGGCAATGTTGGTGTTGTCGTCCATTGTCACGTTGGCGGACCCGGACGTCGTATCGCAAGTATTATCAGTGATCAGGAACCCAGACGGGGTGACGTCGTAGATTGCCGGGAGGGTCCCCCCGGAGTCCTCGACCCCCTGGAACACTCTCAAGCTATTGACTGAGCCAATAGCCATGTACCGGATTCCGACCTCGGTCCTCCAAGAGTGGAGGCCCCTGATCGGGTCCGGGGTTGAGTTATCGGGTCTTAGTATCCTGGTATCGGAAAGGCGGGTCCATCCCCCTATCGGCCGGATACGGCCCTCCGAGAACCGGACCAGGTTCCCGTTACGCCACCGGTTTTTTGTCTGGTAGGCGGTCCCGTTCCGGTAAAACCCTGGCGGTATCTTCAGGGGGATCAGGGCCATTATTTTAATCCAGGGATGTAGACAGTTTTCCCGTCTTGTTTCACGGCCCGGAGGATCTGTTTCCGGTTATCCCGCTTGCATCGTTTATTGGAAATATGGATCCAGCCAGCGAACAAATCTTTTCCTTCCGGGTCTTCAAATTCGAGGATTAATTGATCCCAGGAAAGCGTGGTGGACACGATCCACTCGGCGACCGCCCGGTTACCCGGGCTCTTGAAACACTCGAAGTCAACGGCCTCGCCGAAACAATGCTGGCTCGTAGATGAACTCTTCAGGGCCTCTGATAGATCAGGATGTCGGAAACCGCTCGAAATAGAGACCGGGCCGAATTTTGTCCTTATCGGTTCTATAACCGTCTGGCATAAAGCGACCAGGTTTGCGATCGCCTCCGGCACGTCTGAGGCCTTGTTCTCGATCCCCATCCTCAACGCCGTCTGGCTTTTCTCGGCCTCCCTGAGTGTCACATGGTCTGATAGGAACATTCATCCTTTCAGGAAAGATTTTAGATCGGTAAAGGCGTTGGAGGGGTCGTCATTGATCATGGAGTTGACGGATTCTTCAATCTCGGATCCGAGGCCCTTGACCATGTTCTCGACGTGGTCGGCCCCGAGGGACTGTTCGTCAGAGTCGCAAAGGTCCTTAATACCTTTGATCAGTTGGATGACCTGGATGGCTTGCATTATCATATCGATTCCTGGGGTTTGGGTTCGGGTTCTGGTTCAGTTTTCGGGGCCTTGTCCTCCGACATGATGTCCGAGTCCCCGTTAAAGTAGAAAGTGGCGATTCCTGAGATCACACTGATAAAACTGCCGATGAGTATGTTGAGGAGGTCCCTCGAAGACTGGGCCATCTCCGATTCGGCGACCAACATCATGTGGACGATGTATAGGAAAATTCCAAACGCCATGAAGGAGATCACCAGGCGTCCGTAAAAACGGGCCACCGTGATCCTTTCATTGACCGTTAGGCTCTTAGGGGGCTTTGGGTTCCCCTTGATTGTCTTCTTCTCGATTATCTCTTCCACTACTGTCCTCCTCGGATCTCTTCCAGTGTCGGTTCGTCGTCCTCTTCAATCTCGTCGGGGTCGTCCTGGTCCCCGTATATCCTCGACTCTGTCCAGTCGGGTTTCAGCCAATCCAAAAATCTTTGGATCACTTCCATTTGTCACCGTCCTTTCGATAAGATTAATTCCCGGATAACCTGGGAGTTCTGGTCCACTGACTGTTTCAGTTGTTCAACTGCAATCTTAATACTGAGCAGGGCGTCAGAACTTTTCTCGACCATCTCGATGATCTTGGCGTCCTTCTCCTCCTCCCGGACGGCGTAGGCCTCCCGTTCCTTCCTCGCCCAGTCAAATTGATATTTACAGAACCATAAGAGGATCCCCGCCAGACAGACCGGGACCCCGAAACTATTGAGCAGATCGACAATCGTATTCACATCCATGAGGGGTTCTGGGGATGGGGTTGTCGGGTAGTAATAATGCTGATCAGCCGGGTTGGGGAAGTGGTGATCCATCAGCTAGGCTTCGGATTGTCGGCTTTTACTTTAGCTCGTTTTGCAGTTATTTCTTTTGGTTTAGGATGATCACTCTTTACTTGCTGTAATTTGTCAGACATTTCTTTAGAAAATAACCCTTGCTTAAATAGGTCGTCTAGCTGATCTCCGATCTCAGGGTAAGCCACTTTACGATCATCTCTGTATTTTACTTTTAAGTATTCTTCTTGTTTCTTCTTAGCTTCTGCTTCTTCTGCATCTCTTGCAGTTTCTTCTTCAGGAGTAAGTTGAACTACCCCAATACCTGTAATATGTTTATATCTAGGCATCTTTTACTCCATATAATAAAATTTTTCCTTTGCCTAAATTTCCTTGATTAAAAAATACTTTAAAATGACTATCATCACGGGCATTATACTTAGCTGTTGTCGCAATGCTAAATGCTTGAAGGTAATTATCATGTTTATACACATAACCAGTCCCGTATCCTGAAGTAGATACAGTTGCATCTGTAGGACCTAATATTAATAAGTCTAAACAGCAACCTTCTGAATCGCCACTACCAACACCATCATAATGAACAAAACTTGCATTTACGACATGACCTGTACCACCAGTAAAAGAACTCCCATTATAGTGACCATAATGGCCAGTAAATCTATAATCACCACCAGAACTAGAAAAAGTAGTAGAGTCAGTGCCTAATTCTACTTTAAGTTCAGAATTATCTAAACTACATCTTAAATAGTTTATTCGCAGACGATAGATGTTATAAGATCCAGTAAACTCAAAAACTTTAAAAGTAACAGTATTATTAGCACTATAAGTATCTAAAAGAATCTCATTTCCACCAATAGATGCAGGAACAGTTACATCTGAATGCAAAGTAACTGCGCTAGAACTAAGTGTTGCTAAAGTCTTAGTCGCTGATCCGTCTTTAATATTGTCTACTTGAAGATCGCTAGGCATGATTTATTCTGGTTTAGGATATTTCTTTTTTATCTCTGCTCTTTTTTTATCAATTTCTGCTTTGTCATCTGCATCATAAAGAGCAACAACTAATTCTTGAATTGAAGGGTATTCTTGTTGTCGGTCAAACTTGTAGCGATTTTTTTCTTTTTCTACTTTAGTAACTTTTTCATAATGATCCTCTTCTGCTTTACTTGCTTCTATTTCTTCAGGAGTCATGTCTATGATGACACCATTTACTGACTTTTTCATTTAAACCCCCAGAGAGAAATATCGTGTACAGCTAAATATCCACTACTCATTTTAAATCTTAAAAAATTAATTGCACTACCACCACCTTTAGGGATCAAAATTCCATTATCCCACCAATACGAAGCAGTATTATGTTTCCCAATGATATTGGCATAAGCAAAGGCTAAATGTGTGTCTGTAGATCTTAAACCAAAAAAATCAATATGACCACCAAAGCCATTATTTGGATCATCACCTAAATCAGTACCCATTTGGATATATGGTTCATTAGTTTGTTCATGACCATGTCCAGTAGCACTAGTCATTTGATGGTACATTCTTCTTGAATCGATTCCTGTTAAATAATTTGATCCATTATCTATAGAAACTAGGATTAAAGGTTCTGTAGCGTCTGTCTCAGGAATAACAAGATTAAAGCATATTCTGTAACTTTTATAAGAATCTGTAATCAAAGCGTTATCAAAATCAACCCATTGTGTATTACTACTAGATGTTGAAGAAGTTAATTGCACAGCAATTGGTGATCCTGCTTGTACCGTTACTGAAGAACCCAAAGTTCCTGCACTTAAAGTTCCACTTAAAGAAACATTACCAGTAGAATCGGCAATCGATATCC